AGTAAAGTTATTAATCATATAGGTCAGAATTATTACGCTTATTCACCAAAACAAGGATCAAAAACAAAAAGATTAAAAATTGATGATAAAACCTCTATCATTTCTCAACCAGATGTTTTAGGAGATTTATTTATTCGTCCAAGATACACAGAAATTATTGGTGAAGGTTCAGATGTTCCAAAACAAATAGAAACCTCTTCTATTTCTAGTCTAAACACTACAGCTAAAAAGACTTTATTAAATGGAGTTTCTGAATTGGACTTTAATCCTATTTTAAGAAGAAAAATAAAGATGCAATTTGCTCAAGATAGAGTATATGGTTCTGGTTTTATTCCTAATTTTGCTACACCAATGACTACTGCAAGTATTCCTTGGTTCAAAAAATATTCTAGTAAATATAAAAATGCTACTGGTGATACAGATCTTTTTAAGATGGGAGATTTTCCTACTTATGGAAGAGGTTCAGATCATGAATACGCTAAAAAAGGAAATGCTAACATGCTTTCTTACTTGCATGAAGACTTTGTTAGATCTGCATTAAATATAGCTTTAGGTTCAAAAAAAGTAATAAGACCATCAGAAGTTGGATTTAAAAATAAACCTGTAAGCGATATAGCAAATGAGAATGATTTTGATTTATTATATAGAATTGCTGATGGTTCATATAGCATGTTAGAGTTGAAACAAGATTTCAAAAACGTTTCTGGGTCAGTCACTGGATTCATGAATAAAAAACTTGCAAATCTCGAAAAAGAAAATCCAGTATTAGCTAAGAAAGTTAGCTCAATGATTGCTGTTTCAAATAGACCAAAATTTACTGATCCTACTGGTAGAAATGCTGGTGCAAATTTCAGCGAATTTGAAATGGCCGCTGCATCAATTGTTAAAGATAAGTATTCAAATGTTGATCCATCAATAAGCGCAAAACTTACAAAAGTTACTGATGGTTTATTAAGAAGATACGAAGCTAAGAAAAATACTACATATGGAGGTTTTATTCCTAATTTTGCTTCAATGATATCTTCCTCTATAAAAGGAAAAGGAAATATATCGGCAATAAAAACAGGCAAAAATAATTATGAAATCGAAGGCGTTGAAGTTGGTAAAAAATTTAGAGGTCAAGGATTAGGGTCTCAATTATATGGAAACATTGCTGAAAAAATTGGTTCTGGCAGTACTATTAAATCTGTATTATTACCACAAGAACAAGCTTTGGCGGATTATGCGAGCGGCAAATCTATTCCCGCAAAAGCTATTTTTCCTCAATTGTCTTGGGCGAAGATGGCTAAGAGTTCTAAGCTTTTAATCAATGGTAAGGAAATTGCGATGTCTGATTTTGAAAGTGGAATAGCTAGTCATAAATACAATGCCGCAAAATTAGATATGGCATTAATTGAATTGATTAATTCTCATGCTTCAGGTTTTATTCCTAATTTTAATTCCATAAAAGGAAGAAACTCTTTTCAGAAAAATTGGCTAATAGAAACAGCAAAGAAAAGAAATTTAAATTTAAATAATCCAGACGTATTTAGTAAATTAGCGACAGAATTTGCTAAGACTTATCCTAATGATCAAGGAATGTTTGGTTTGAGTGAAGGCTTTATTCCCAACTTTGCATATAAACAAGCAGTAATGGGCTTAGAAGAAAGCATGAGCGGAGAAAAAGCCATATTCGATACCAAGCCTTTCCCACACATTAGAAACAGTAGTCAGCCAACATTTAGTTCCGCAATTGCTGATCATGGTGGTTTAGGAAATGCTTTGAGTGATTCAATGAGAGGACAGAAGAATGCTGGATTGATGAATAAAGGATATATTCCAAATTTTGCTCCAAAAAAGCAAGGTAAAAAAAATCAAACTCAAAATACTCAATCAAGCTCCAATGCTGTTGAAGTAGAAAGTTATATTGAAAATTACGCTAAAGAAGCTTTAAGAGATGTTAAGAAGACTTATAGATCAACAGTTGATAAAATAAAATCAATGTTTTCTGAAGTTGATTCATCAGTATCAAGTGTTGGAATAGATGCGATAAAAAGTTTAAGAGAACAAACTTTTAAAAAAGGTAGAAATAATGAACAAATAAACACAAGCGATTCTAAAGGAAATAATAGATTCGATAAACTTTCAGAAGGATTATCTAAAGCTAGTACGGCAATAGCAATTCTTGGTCCTACTATCGCAGGTTTTGCGGAACAAGCTGTTTTCGGTAATAAAAAGAGAACTGAAATGACAGCTACTGAAAGATCTCTTCAGTCGGGTTTAAGCACTGGATTGAGCGCTGTTTCTACAGGTGCTGGTATTGGTGCAGCTTTTGGGCCAATAGGTGCAGGAGTTGGTGCTGCTACTGGAGCTTTAGTTGGTTTCGTTTCTGCTTTAAATGCAGCAGAATTAAGTGCTGAAGATCTTGCTGAAATGGCTGATAATCAAAGACAAAATAGTCAACAAAATATTTCTGCTGGTCAAAAATATATTCAAGCTCAACAAGAATATGCAAAACTTTTAGCTTCTGGCGCTTCGTCTGATAAATTAGAATTAGCTAGTAAAAGTTTATCAGAATCATTTAATCAAATTACAGATATTAAATTAGCAGATGAACTGAGCAAAACAAAAGGTGGAGTAGAAGCTTTAAATTCTGTATTGAGTAAGTACGAAACTGATAAAAATATATTAACTGCTGCGTTGTCTTTTGCTTCTGGGGTTAAAGGTGGAAAAACTCAAGGGGGAGTTCAGATTGGAGAAAGAGTTAAAGAATTAAAATCTTTAGGATTAAATAAAGATTTGTTTGATCAACTTCAATCCTTTAAATTACAAAGAGAAAAAATAATGCCTGAAATAATTCCTGGTCAAGAGACGGTCCCTGAAGAAATTGAAGTTGTTACCGAAGCGAGTTCAAATGCTGCTAAACGATTAGCTGAGAATATAGCTAAATCGACAATTGGAAATAAAGGCACGGCAGAACAAATAAAAATTTTTCAAGAATCTATTCTTGAACTCTTGCTTAGAAAAGATAAGGAGGAAATTTTAAAAGAGTTATCTTCTGGAAATCAATTTATAAATAATATTATAGAAAATGCTAGAAAAGAAGGTAATTTATTAAAACTAAGAAATGATTTAAGTTCATCTATTTTAAAACAAATAGGCGAAGCAAATGCGCAATTAGAACAAGATGATTTTGGCAGAAAGCTTTTAGATGAAATAAATAATTTTAAATTTTCATTGGCAGAAGGTATTCTTAGTCCTTTATCTATAGCTACAGAAAAATTAAAAACTCAAAGAACAAAAACAATATCAGAAGGTCAAGATAAATTAACAGAATTAAATTTAAATTTCGTAAAAGAAAATCAAGAAAAATTTTTAAAATTAAATCCTAGTTCTGAAGTTATTCAAAGTAAGATAAGACCAGCATTAGAGAAAGCGCAAACTGGAGATCTTTCAGGTCTTCAAGCGATATTACAAGAAAGTTCGATTACAGGGCCAAGCCCATTTGATCCCGCAATTATTAATGATTTAAAAAAAATCTATGAAGAATTTAACAGATCAGTAGACAAACAAAATAGAAGCAATGTCAATCAATTAAAATTAACAGATTTACAAGGTCGTGTAGAACAAATACGCGCAAAAACTACAGAGTTTCAAGCAACATTATTGCAAAAACAAATTCAATTATTAGGCGATCAAGAAAGAATCGAGGCTACTAGAAAAACAAATTCTGAATTAGAAATAGACGCTATCGAAAGAAAAATGGCCGATCAAGGTAATTTTCTAGGCAGAGGAGTTATAGGAAAAGCTGAATCTAAAATTGCATTACGAAATGAAACAACAACAAAAAAACTTGTTGATTTAGAAATTAGTAGATCAAAGTCTGCTCAGTCTGATTATCAATCATTAATCGAAAAACAACAAACTAATTTAACAAAAATGGCCGCTCAATCTGAATTTGAGGGTCGTCCAATGCAAGCTATCGGTTTAAGAGAGCAAGCTAGAAATATAAAATCTATAGATATAACAAATAGTCAAACACTATCTCAAGCTATATCTCAATTACAACAAAGTCCATTTGCCGATCCAACATTAGAAAATGAAAGAGTCAGAACATTAGAAAAATTAAAGACTGTTCAAAACGATATTGTTAATGGCAAACTAAAAGAAGAAGAAATAACAAAACGCCTTAATAACGAAGAATTGAGAAATGCTAAAAGATCAACTTCTATAGTTTATGGATTCAAAGAAGGTTTTGACGCTTTAAGAGATGAAGCTGATACCGGTTTAAATAGATTAGCTAGAGATACTCCAGCGCTTTTTAGAGATGGAATGGTAAATGCCATCAAAGCAGCAGTAAAAGAAACAGATAATTTAGGCGATGCTCTTTTAGGTGTTGCTGCTAATTTCTTAGATATTATTAGTAGTAGATTAATGGAAGTTGGTGTTTCAAAATTGATAAGTGGATCAGGAATTGAAAGTCTATTTACGGCTCAAAAAGGTGGTGTTGTACGCGCACAATCGGGTATGTATGTTTCAGGAACTGGATCTGGAGATAAATATCCAGCGATGCTTGAGAATGGTGAATATGTATTAAATAGAAATGCGGTTATGGCAATGGGTGGACCAGCCGCGCTTGACACTTTAAATTTTTCTGCTGCACCAAGATTCGCAAGTGGTGGATCATTTAGCGCAGAATTAAGCAATGTTAAAGCTATGGAAGATGGTATGACTACTTTTGGTCTTGAAAATAGTTCTTTATATAAAGAATTGCGTGATGAGGAGATTAGAAAAGCTGAAGAAGCTCGTCAGAAAAAACGAGCAAGACAAGCTCAAACCGCGCAAATGGTTGGTAGTTTGGCAGCAGCAGTTGCTGTTGCTGGAATTGGTGCGGGAATAAGTAATAAAATGGCTAACGTGAAAGCTGGAAAAGCTCAAAATTTGTCTCAAAAATTACAACAAGGCGCACCTTTAACAGCAGCAGAATCATCTTCTATTACAGGATTTATGAATAAAGGTTTATTAAGTCCAAGTGGTGTTTATATTGGGCCTCAAGTTGTTAGAACAGGATTTAGTGGTTTTACTGGATATGGTCGTCAAACAGGTGGTTTAATTGGTTCTCGTTTATCTGATACAATTCCCGGTTATATGGAGGGTGGATTGTATAATTCACCAATTGTTAAAAAATATGGTACAGGAATGCAAGCTGGTGGAATGTCCCCAGTTGCTAATAATTCTAATACTGTTAATAATAGTAATGCTAGTAATTCATTTAATTTTAATACCACAGTAAATAGAGATGGTAATATTCAAATGGGCGCGAACAATACTTCTTATAAACAACAAGATGTTGAATTATCTAATAATCTTAATAATAGAATATATGGAGCAGTTCTTGATGTTATTCGCGATCAACAAAGATTCGGTGGTTCATTGGCTGGTACTAGAAAAGCATAATAATGAAAAACGCAATACTTAATTACGAAAACATATTTTATCTTGATGGTCAAGCTATATCTGGTGTTATATCAGTTGATGGATCTTATAGTATTAACTATGGTCCAATAAATACAATAGGCTATGGTTACAATAAACAAGTTATAGCTGATGTACCAACTGCTGAATTTAATATAAATAAATATTTATTATATAATGAGCCTTTATTAAACTATACAGGTCAAAAAAATAATTTAGAAGCGCCATCATTCGCTGGTAGTATAAATTACAATAATAAATCAATTGGTTTTGAAAGTGGTTACTTAAATTCTTTTGGCTTATCTTGTTCAGTTGGAGATATTCCTCAAACCTCTGCTAATATACAGGTATTTGGAGATATAGGATCTGGTTATTCTGCATATGGAACTAGACAAACAAGATATATGACGGTTCCTCAAGTTAAAGATATTACAATAACTTGCAGTGGTTCTAGTTCAAATAGAATAACTAGTTTTGATTATTCTATAAATTGTCCTAAAAAACCAGTTTATATTTTACAAAGTACTAATAATTATATACCTTATGAAGTTTTATCTGAATTACCTATTGAAATTAATGTTAGTTTTAATCTTGAGGTAGATGATTATGCTGCAAAAAAATTATATGAACAATTGAATAATGATACTGATTCTTCATTTTCTTTATTAATAAAAGGAATGGTTTTTGAAGATCAAAAGTTATCGGTAGCTTTAAATCAAGACCTGGATGTTGGTTTGGGAGATTTAATTGTAGCTAGGCAATTAGTTGGTGTAACAATATTTAGTCAATCATTTAATAATTTTAAACTTGTTACTCAGGAATTTAGTTCAAATGCGGATGATATTTTAAGTGTAAAACTTAATTACAAAGGATATTTAAATTAAAATATGTCAATAACACTTTCAAGCTTATCAGCAAAATTAGGAAGCAATGTTGTAGATACAGATATCTTTTTAGTTTCAGATTCTACATCCGCTAATAATAATAAGATCGAAAGATCTGAATTTGCAAAGTCTTTTAATTCTTTTACAGCGCAAAATGCAAGCGGTATTTCTTTATTTGAAAGCGCAGGTCTTATTGGTTTAACTGTGAGTGGTACTAATGGATTTGTTGGCATAAATGATAAAACTCCATTTGTTTCTTTAGACGTAGTTGATAATACAAGCGCTACTAATGGATCTGGTCAAATTAGACTAAGCACACCAAGTGCTGCTAGAAAAATTGGTATCAGCATAACTGATCCTTCAACTTACTATCAATTCGCAAAACAATCTAATGATACAAAATTATATTTAGAATCGTCAATAAATAATGGCAGCACTTTTACTAATTTAATGGTTGTCGATCAAAGCGGAAATTTTGCGTTTCATGGAACTACTGGAGCTTTAACAAGAAAATTCTTAGTAAGTGGAGAATTTTCTGAATTTCAAAATTCTGGTAATTCAATTATATTAGATCCATATAATGGAGAAATAAAAACAAGCGCTGTTGATGAAATTTTTTCTGTAAATTATAATAACTTAGCGGATGTTAGACTGGGATATAATGCTATATATATTGATAATGATTTATTATTGCCTAAAGTAGGTATAAATATAACTACTCCATATGCTCCATTAAATGTAAGTGGTTCTGGAATAGTAACAAGATTAGATGGTAATACGAATAATACGACTTTAGCATTGGGCAATACAGTAGATTCTGGATATTTTGGAGTAATAAATAATAAAACATATTTAGGGCCATCTTTTGATGACTCAACTTCAAATCTTGTTTATAGTCACGCTGGAGATGGTTCATTAGGGCTTGGAATAAGCACTCCACAGTATAAGTTAGATGTAAACACTATATCTGCTGAAACAGTAGCTCATTTTGCCAACACTGGAACCGCAAAAACATGTGAGATCATAATAGCCGCAAATAAAGCTTTGGGTGGTGGAGATACTGGTCCAAGAAATTCATTTGCAACTTTTTCTAGATATGATAGTGCAGTAGATACAGATAAATGGTCAATTGGAAATATTTATAATGATACTACTTTTGGAGGATCTGATGATTTTGTTTTTATAAAAGGAGGTTATTTTGGAACAAGTCCAAATGTAGTGGCTAAATTATCAACTGTTGGAGATTTTGATATAGATGGGCGATATACTACAAATTCTTCTTATTGCAAAGGTCAATTTGTTGAAGTCTATCAAACAAGATTGACTGGAACTTCTAATATCTATATAGATCCAATAGGAACAAATGGTTCATCTGTGGTTAGTAGCGGTGATTTTAACAATGATTCACCATTTGGCGTTGCCATGTATAATGGAAAGCTTGAAAGAGTAAAATTATTTACATCAAGCACAATATCTTCTAACGTTGTTTTTCAATTTTATGCTATTACTCCAGCAACTACATCTGTCAATGGATATAATAATATAAATACAACTGGTGACTACGCAAATGTGAAATGCAGTGGAACAGTTACTTTAAATACAAACCAAATGGCAGAAATAGTTTTTTCAACATTCGGAACTTTCACATCTGGACAATTATTACAATATAGATTATTTAAATCAGATTTTACGCCTTTAAGCATACCAGTAAAGCTTTCTAGTTCACTTAAATATATTGTTGTTTAATGACTAAATTTATAAAATATGAAAATTTAGATTTTAAAGTAGATAATAATGTTTTTTATTCTACTTCTGTAAAAATATCTTTGCAGTCTAATATTCAAGCTGTTTTATTGGCTGATGGTAGTTTATTAAGATATGCGCCACAAGAGACAGTGATAGGAGGTTTATCAACAGAGTTTTATTTAACAGGGGCTTTGCCTAGTTATTTAAATATAATAGGTTCATCTGAATCTAGTGTTAATTGCAGTTTTGGTGGAGTGGCGATTGACCAATGCTATATTAAGAGTTTAAGTTTTACAGCTAGTCAATTTTCTCCAATATTATTAAATATTGATTTTGATTGGTATGGAAGAATTAATAGTGCGAATAGTACATATAATTTAATAAATAAATCAATAGGTGGGCCTAGTGGTCCTACTGGTCCTTCAAATCAACCTTTGTCACATATATCTCATTCTAATAATTCTTATATTGCTGACGTATCAAATGTTTTTGGATTTTCAGAGGTTTTTTCTTATTCATATAATGAAAGTTGTGATAGAGTTCCATTTTTTAAAAATGGAGAAATAACTCCATTTAGAGTAGCAAAAATAAATAGAGCAAAATCAGCAACAGTTGATGGCAATTACTTCAAAAAATCAAACGTTTCTGATATAGAAGGAACAGATACTGTTTGTGATTTATATCTAAAAGATTATGAAAATAATTTATTAAATATGTTCAACATATCTGGTAAAATAGAATCGAGATCTTTAAATATAGATGTAAACGGTTTATTACAAAGCACTCTTTCTATTAATCAAAGAGTTGCGCCATTAAGAAGCACATTATGAGTAAATTTTTAGACACGCAATTTTCAGTTACAGGTATAAAGAATTTTATTACTGGAGATTCTTATACAAAATATAATCTTGTAGATTTTGAATATTTTACTGGAGATGCAAAAGATCCAAAAAATTTATCTGGTTTATACGCTTGGTTTAATTTAGATGATCTTAATAATCTAGAATTCGACGCTTCGGGAAAAATTTATAAGTGGTATAATGCAGCAGTAGGTCATGAAGTGGCTCAAGATCTGAATAACGATAATTCTTTAATAAATACAAGACCTTTTTACGATCAAAATAAAAATTCTGTTACATTTGAATCTAATTTTGAAAAAGAGGCTATTAATAATTTATATACAACAGGAGATGGTTTTGTTGGTTTTTTAACAGGAGATCGTTGTTGGTTTGTCGTTTATGAGTTCGAAGATTTGAGGCAAGGTAATTATGGATCAACGATAAAACCAAATACTTCTTCTATAATTGATACTGATTTATATGCAACAACTTATGCAACAAGCGGTTATCTGGCAGTTTCTGGAAACAATGAAATATATAGTTGGAATACAAGTGTTCCATCATCATCTCAGCAGTTTATAATAAATCCTACTGGAATTGCTGATAATTCGCCTATAACTGTTAATTCGGCATTTTCTGCTTCTAAAGTTTTAAAAAATAAGAATATAGTATCTATAATAAAAAACAATACAACAAATAATTTACGTTTAAGAAATAATGGGTATGAACTACTAAATGTTACTAGTAATCATTTTAATTCTGGATGCAGTGGATTGATGATTGGCGCGTCTCAAAATTCAAATCCTTCACAAAATAATCTTTATAATTATAACGCTTCAAACATTTCTTATTATGAAATTCTAGGATTTGCAAAAGTTCCATCTGATAATGATATCTTAGCTATAGAAAAATATTTATTTGAAAAACATTTTACAAATGATGATGGTTTATATATAGCTAAATCTAATTTTACAGCATCGGATTATCGTTATGCCCCTATAAACATAACAGGTTCTCAATTTTTAACTAAAGAAGTAGATTCGGTTTTTAATAAAACATATGGCTGTTCTGCTAATTTTTCAACAAAAGCAGCAAGAATAGATTATGGAGATAATTATTTTACAAATGTAATACCCAATATTAATAATTTAAATACTGAGTTTAATTTAAATTATGATGGTCTTACTGATGTGCAGGCAAAATGTTTAATAGGTTTTTTCCAAAATACTTTTGAATATACTCCAAAAACTATTGTTGATTCTTATGAAAACGTGTCTATAGATTTATTTTATCCATACAAAAATAATTCAAAAATTTATTTTTCCGATTTACAGTATAATTCTGTAGAAGCTAATTTAAATAGGATTTCTATAAAATGTGTTTCGGCTTACGATTCAAGTCTTGATTATAGAGGTTATCAAGTAACTGGAAAAGAAGTTACATCTTTCTTTAATGAAAATTCAGCTTATTTTAAAAATGATGTAGTTTATTACAATACAAATACCGAAAGTGAAAAAGGTTATTATTGGTATACTGGATTGGATAATATCATTCCAACTCATGATCAAAGACCTACTGGCAATAACTCTTTATTTACTAGATCATTTTATTTTCAACCTGATCTTGATTTTGAAATACCAGTGTCTCCAAAATTTATAAAAACAGAATTTGATTCATCTGCGCCAGCTTTTGAAAATTATGGTATAAATAAAACAAATTTAGAATTTAATTATAACTTAACTAATAGATCGGATAAAGAAGCTGAAGCGATACTTAAATTTTTGGATTCAAATTGTGGTTTTAAAATTTTTGAAATGACTTTGCCAACTCCTTATAATAAATTGATAAATGTATATTCTCCAGAATGGAATCATACATATAAGTTTAAAAATAATCACGATATATCAATAAAATTTATAGAATTTAAAGGTTTAACTCAGTCTGATATATTTTTCAATACATTAATACAACTATGACATATGTAAATACAACTGGTAAATATATTGGAGAATGCTTGACTGGATTTGGATCTAGTTATCCAGTGATTATATATAATAGCGGTAATTCAGACGTAGAATATAAAATAACAGTTGAAAACAATACTGATATTTTTAATGTTTCTAATGCCGAGTTTATTGTAAATAATGGATCAACAGGAAGATTCGATATTCTTTATAAACCTCAAATAACTGCATCAGCGGTTGATGAAGCAACTGAAATAACTATTTTTAGTCAATCTGTTGAAGATGGATCTGTAGATCCAAGCGGATTAATAACTCTTGAAATAACTGGATCAAGAATAATTAGTAATACTGCTGGCGCAGTTCGTAGATTCGTTGCATTAAAAAATTATGATATAGTAAATGGCATAAATTATGATTTCATGTGGTATCCGCCAACAGGAACTGGAAGTTTAAAAAATTATTATTTTACAGGGTATAGATTAGATATTTCAACGAGTACTGATTTTGTTGCAGATACTGTATTTACTACTGGAATAACTCAAGCTGAAAATACTAGTAACAACCCTAGATATGCAACTTTTTATGGATATCCTGAATTAGAAAATATTATAAATGTTTCTCAAAAAGATTTTCCAACTTTAGCTTTGGAAACTAATTATTACGCAAGAATTTATACATATAGCACTAATAATACTGGAATTAGTATATATGCCACAGGTATAGAGTCCATAAGTGAACAATTATCAAATGATGTGATAAATGGAAATTCTGGAACTAAATTAAATGTAAAATTTGATAAAAAACCTTTAAATGTATACGTTTCGAATGGAAACTATACTAATTACAGTTTAAACACTAAAATTATTGAAACTAATAATAATTCGAATAATTTACTTTTTTACTCTGGTATAAATATATACTTGCCAAATCAATCTACTTTTCAATCTAGCGATGAAAATAATTACGCTTTAAATTTAAATAATCAAATTTTTGAAAATTTTACTGGAGACCTAAATGGAACATTTATTAATTTATATGTTCCTTATAGTTGCAGAATAGTTGGAAATTTTGGAAAAGGTGGAGATATTTTAACTTCAAATGTTTATGATGGTAAGGCTGACGTAAAAAATTATGTTTCAAAAATTATAACTGATACAACAGCAGAATACAATAAAGCAAATTCAACACTTACAGATTCAAAATCTGGTGGTAATGTTTTTAGATTTGATGCTAAAACACAATCTGATAGAACAGATTTTATATATAATATATATGCTGAAAAGAATGCTTTCATAGCTGCTGGTGGAGGCGGAAATAAAGCTGGGGTTATTTATTTTGAAGGAGTTTCTTACGGGGTTAGTTCCGATAACTTGATTAAAGATAGAATTTATCCATTGAATGGAGCTTATAATAAATTTGGACAAAATACTAAATATAATATATTTCTTGGACAAGCTCAAATAGCGCGACAAAATAATAGCGATAGAAGTCAAACGGTTTTATTGGCAAGTATTTTTTCGAATGTTAGTGGATATGGAGAGAATGGATCTGATGGTTTTTATTTAAATCCAATAAATAATAATAATAGTTATTCAAAACAGAATGGTTACTATTATCCACCTAGAAGTGTTTTTGTAGGTGCAAATAGTTTTGGCGATCCTGCAAGTTGGAAAAGTGTTTTTGATCCAACTTTTATAAGAATGCCTGAAAACATATCTGTAGCTGGAAATATAATAAAAAAATATTCTAATTCTTCTTTTCGATATTCATTTTATAATACTGATATACCTTCTGATTATGTATTTAGATTATCGAATGCTGATATAACAAACAGTCCATCATGGGCGGCTAAAAATATTAATGCTAGTACGATTTTTACTTTAAATACCGCTGCTGGTTCTGGAAGCATAACTCAAACCGATAATTTTAATTCTACTGGTTATAAAGCATTAACTTTTTCAAATAAATCTTTAGCTGGAACAATTTCTTCTAGTTCTGAAACATGTAAAAACTTTGATCTATTCATTGTGGGGTGTTTTGGTGGAACACTTACTGCTCCAAAAAAATTTAGTTTAGTTAATTGGTACTCTAATCAACAAAACATAAGCAGTAATCATGTAAATTATAGAACTTTTTTACCTACTTTTATCAATACATATCAAAAAGAATCAAATATATTTAATTTTTTTACATCTTTATTATATGACTATCAAATAAAAAATATTGATGATTTCTTTAGTTTTAATACTGGAGCTTCAAATTCTTATTATCAGTTGTCTAAATGTTTAAATACAAGTTCTTTTATTATTTATCCTTTTATATTGAATATAAAAAGAAATGGTACGACGTATTCAATATATATTAATGGAGAATTGCATACATTTTATGATTTAAATTTTAGCACTGTACAGCAAGAACAGAATATAACAAAATTTATATCTTCAATAACAAACACAACTTTTAAATTAGAAAATAATGATACATCAATGACTAGTAGTTTTTTTGATATTTTATTTTATAATAGAGTTTTATTCGATGATGAAAATCGAAAAGTAAATAACAGTTTATTACAGAGTTATATTAAATTATTTACTGGAGAAACAGCAAATAATTATTTATCAATCTCAAATCAAATAAGAATGCCAAACGTTTTTAACTTAGCAGGTACTATTTCTTCAATATAATGAATACTCTATTTAAACTTAATAATTATGTAATAATAGATTTGTTTGAAATAGAGTTAGAAGCGAATGAAGGCTATTTAAGATTTCATGGATCTAAGAATTTTAATAAAAATATATTTTTTCAAGGAAAAGAATATACTTTTATTCCATGTGAATTTTCTTCATACGAAACAAATTCTGATGGCAGGCAAAGTAGACCAAAATTGCAAATAGGTAATATTAATAATTATTTCTCAAAAATAATGCAGGATCGAAATGATCTCATAGGTAAAAACTGTAATAGAAAAAAAATATTAGCAAGAGACCTTGATTCTAGAAATTTTGAAGATGGGATTAATCCTTATGGCATATCTAATTTTAATACTTACATTGCTTTTGATAAATTTATAGTAAATGCAAAATTATCTGAAAATCTTAACGTTGTTGAGCTTGAACTGGTTACTAAAGTTGATATTCAAACATTGTCTATACCAGCAAGAAAAATAACAAATGATACTTGTTCGTGGAATTATAGATGTTATGGTTGTAATTATGGCAATAATAAAAATTATTCTGGTCCTATAATGCCTTTTACGATTGGTGGAGGATTTAATACATATTTAGGAGTTCCAGTAGCTGATGATAATGATAAGGTTTTTGTCAAAAAAATAAATGATACAAATTCGGGAGATTTATATGATTTGCCGTATAATGGTAGTTATAATTTAACTTCTTTAACTTATAAAGGTGAATGGTTGTCAAATTTATCATATGCTGTTGGAGATTTTATATATTTAGATGCTATTTCAGATACTAATTTAGAAAATAATGAAGCGGTATTAGTATCTCTTAATAAACCAAAAAACTATTTTGTTTGTATCGAGGCTAATACTAATAAAAATCCATTAAATAATACAGACGTTTGGAAGCAAGATAAATGCTCGCGAACTTTAAGAGGCTGTAGATTAAGATTCAATAATAATACTTCTTTAACACAAGGTAAGCCTTATTTGCCATTTGGAGCGTTTCCAGCTACATTTCCATATAATAATGAATCTAAAACCTGAAATATATAATCAATTGCGAAAATATTCTAAAACTTTTACAGAAGAGGAAGTGTGTGGATTTATTGTAGAAGATCAAGGATTTGTTAAATTTATATCTATTGAAAACAAGCATCCAGAAAAAAATGCTCATGTTTTAATTTCACCAAAAGATTACCTATCTATAAAAAATAATTATAAAATATTATACTATTTTCACAGTCATCCAATTGGTTCGGATTTTTCAGAAACAGATTTATTTTATCAAAAATATCATAATTTAGATATGATAATGTATGATGTTGCTAATAACATCTTTAAAGAAAAGAAGTGTAAAATAATATAATATATGGTTAATATCAAATTACATGGTATTTTTGAAAACTATGTAAAAACAGAATGGCATTTAAATGTCAAAACTGTTTTTGAAGGATTTGAAGCAATCGAAGCAAATAGTGGTAAATTATTAGAGGCTTTAGGAAATTTTCAAGAATATTTAACTCATTTTATTGTATACGTTGATGATAAACCAGTTTCTCATGAATATTTTAGTTCGCCAATACTAAAAAAAGATTCAAAAATAGAAGTTGTGCCATTAATATTGGGATCTGCGATTGCTGGTATTGATATATTAATCGCTGTTCTTTTAATAGCGATAGCAACAGGTATACAGATATTGATAACGAGTTTAATGACTCCAAAAGCTCCAAAAGATATCAAAAATAATTCAAGATTATTTTCAGGTTATGAAAACGTGACTAAAAGAAATGTTGCTATTCCAATTGGCTATGGAAGATTGAAAATAGGCAGTATTGTTATAGCTAATGATGTAAATCTAACAAATAAAATTAATAATAATTAATATGGGAGCCACAGATTATAGACCAGTTAAATTGCTTGAGGACATGGAAAGAGAAAATTTAGGAGATTATTCTTCTGCAATTGGATCAAACACAATTGTTCAACAAGGTGATTCTAGCTCTAATCCAAATTCTTTTTCAAATAATACGTCCGTTTCAACAAGCTTTGTACCCACAAATACAGTAAAAATATATATTGAACAAGATTTGATTAATATTTTATCTTTGGCTTCTGAATTTCCATCTGCAAATTCAACTTTAGATACAGAATCGTTTTATAAAAGCAATGATCTGTTATGTGAAGGGCCAATTGAGGGTCTTGTTGATCAAGATGGAAATACTCTTAATTATATAGATTTAAGCTCTTCTATAAAAGATAGAAGCTCTTCATTGGCATATGGTGTTTATTATAATGATATATCTGTAAAAGATAAAAAGACAAATTTGTTGAATTTAACTGCTGCTAATTTTAATTTATCTTTAGGTAATGAAGTTAATAATTTTAATGATATATCTAGTTCTGTATATACATATGATTCTAAAGTGTATGATTTAGATCAAGATCCTGGTATAGCCAGTTTTAATGGCTTAGATCAAAAATATATTGGCGACCCATTTACCAATTCTACAGAAATTGGTTTATATAAAAATCTAATATTTTTAAAGAATAAAGCGCGTAATTTCTCTCATTATGTTAAAAATAAATATATTACAAGCGCTACGGTAAATATAAAAATAGATTCTTGTTTTTATATAGGAGGAAAAGGTGATACATATGGTAATAATATAAGATTTGTAGTTTGCGTGACAAATTTAACAGAAAGAGTGACAAATTATTTTTATTTTCAAGCTTATTTTGTAGCAAAAGGCAATCCCGTAATAATACCAATTCAAATACAATTTAATAGAGCGGCAAATTTATCATCAAATTCACCTGAATATTTAATAAATGTATATAGCGTTGAAAAAAGAATTACCGCTTTTGGAGAGAAAAATAGAACTGCTACAAATAATTCAAGAAGTTTTGCTGTAGATTCTATTGTCGAAAAAGTTGATTACGCGTTCTCTTATCCATATTCAGCGGTATGCCAAAATATAGTTAGTGCAAAGCATTTTTCTAATATACCAGTTAGAAGTTTCGATTGTAAGCTTTTAAAAATTAAAGTTCCTAATAATTACGATCCTGATGCCAGAGAATATGTTGGTGATTGGAATGGAGATTTCAGCAAATTATTAAGATGGTCTGATAATCCAGCATGGATTTTTTATGATTTGTGTGTTAATGGGCGTTATGGATTGGCAAAATCTTCAATGTCTGAAAGCGATTTAAATAAATGGGAATTATATAGAATATCAAAATATTGTGATGAATTAGTGATTACTAATGCAGCAACTAAATATAAAGAAGACGTTTTTCAATTTGATAATAGTATTTTATTAAATCAAACTGATTATAATACGATAACATTTACATCAATAGAGAATTTAAATACATTACAGACAAGATATCCTGAAAAAAGTATCTTATATTTATACGATTTAAAAAATGAATTAAACGAATCAATTAATATAAATTTTAAAAAAATTATTCTTTCTGTTAATAAAGTAGGAAATACTGTAAAAATAAAATTATGCAATGATTTTGGCGTTAGAAAATTTATAGAATCAGATATTTCTGGAAGATTTTATAATTCTTTAAAACAATATATTTCTGGAAACCCTTCTGTTTTAAATACAGAAGATAATGCTAAGAATTATGCTATTTCTTATTTAGCTAATATATCTAATCCTGTTAATAATCAATATAACTCTAGTTCAGAACAGGTCTCGGTTTCATATAGAAATGAAAAAATATTTGATAATTCTTTAAAAGTTGCTTCAGGAAAATGTGTCGCGAAACATCCTGAATATGACGACTTTCTTGAGCCAAGATTTTCTGCAAATATATATATTAATGATGCAACAGAGGGATTGAAGATATTAACAGATTTATCATCTGTTTTTCGTGGAATTTTCTATTTTAAAAACGGTTTATTAAATTTAAATTCAGATGTTAAAAAACCAACTTCTTATGTTTTTACTAATTCAAATGTTAAAGATGGATTCTTTAACTATACATCTTCAAATTTAGAATCTTCTTTTTCAGTAGCTAAAGTTTCGTATTTAGATAAAAAAGATAACTTTAAAGATAAAGTTGTTTATATTGAAGATGCAAATTTAATAAAAAAATACGGTTTAATTGAAAAAGAAATTCTTGGATTTGGTATAACTTCAAAATATCAAGCAGAAAGAATTGGTAAATGGTTTTTAACAACTGGTAAATTAGAATCTCAAACAGTAACGTTTACAACTGGTATTGAAGCTACTTTATTAAAAATTGGAGATATAGTAAGAGTAGCTGATAATTTAAAAAATTCAAAATTAGAATTTGGAAAGATAACCGCTCTGGATTTTAAAAATAACTATGTATATATAGACAGAGAAATGAAGAATGATGTTTTAGGTAAAAGAATTAAAGTATTATCTATAGTTGGAGATGAAACTTTAGAAAGTACGCTTTCAATTTTTGAAGCTAATAATTCTGATCTTAGATTAACTTTATTGCCTTATGATTATTTTAGTTGGAATTTAAAAAACAAAACAGTTTCAACAAATAATGGCAGAACACTATCTTCAGATTTCGTTTCAGCAGCAGCTTGGGACAAAAAAGCATTTACAGCACAAAGTTATATAGATAATTGTTTATTATCTTTTAAAGTTGAATTTACATCATCAATACTTGTTTGTGGTTTATCCTCTAAAAATATAGTAATAAATGATTCAACTGATATAGAATATGGTTTTTATATAAATAGTGGGAATTTACTTGGCATTTTTCCTGGTCATACAGATATTGGATCTGCATTTAATTTTGGCAAAACAATTACATCATCTGATTTACTATCAATATCATACGATGGAAATTATATTACTTTTTATTTAAATGGAAAGTCTTTAACAGATCAAATTGGTAGACCTAAAGGAAATCCCCTATTAGCAGTAGCTGCGTTTAATACTCAGTTCACAACAATCAATGAAATTATTTTTTCTAGATATCCATTACCATCATATGGTTCTTTTTCTAATTTAAGAGCAGATGCTAATTTTTCTATATATTTAGAAAATGATGCAGAGCAAGAAGATTTATATCGTATAATAGGAGTAAATGAATCTTCAACAAACGATTACGGAATAACAGCTTTAAAATATAGTCCTGAAAAATTTGAAGTCGTTGATAAAAATGAATATGTAGATGAAAATCAATACAATAAAAAACAAATTGTTTTTGCA